GTGGTATATTCTTATCTTCATAATCATAGCGAACTTTTAACGATGGTTGTACTGCGCCTTCTGGTTTAACTGATATTTTAACATATTTAAGAGTTTTTTTAGTTCCTAAATCTCCGAAATCCATATTAGGTGTAGTATAATCTGCATCAATATTTGTAGCTGTTCCTGCCGGATTAAACTCATTACCTGTATCGTGGTTGTAAACATATCCTGCATAATCTCCATGATAAGTTTTTTCGACACCATTTGAATTAAATCCTGCTGTTAGTGCTCCACTTGCTTGAATACCTTTTGTTTCTGACCATTCAAAACCGCTTCCTCCTTCTGGTGATACTCTTAATGTTCCTATAATTCCTTCTGAAACTGCTGTGGCTGTTCCTGATGATCCATAAAATAATCTATATTGTGATTTTTTTCTAAGTACAATACTGCTTATATTATAAGAATTAATATTTGAAGCTATATCACCTATAATAGGTTGTATCTTACGGCTTAACGAACTAAGTTCTACGTCACCAATTCTGGATGTACCTGCAACAGTACGAATACCATCCGGAGCTAAGAAGAGTAGTTGTCCACCTATTTCTTGAATACTATCTCCATCCAAGCAACCGATATTCTTAGTAATAGGTACTATTGCAATCGTAGATGAATTATTTATATTTTCTAATTTATAAATACTATTTTTACAAAATATAATTAAATCATCTCTAAAACTTTTTAAACCTACAACTTGATCATCAAGTTTAATACTTCCTGATCCACTAGAACTAAAATCATCTATATCACTAGTACCACTATAGTAGATAGTATTTTCAGCCGTTCCTGCCCCTGCTACAACTAAATGTTTATCATGTATAACACAATACTTAGGATAAACACTTCCATCAACTGTTATTACTTTGGCAAAAAAGGTTCTAGTATCTAAATCGCCTGTGCCTGTCATTTTAAAATAGAAAGGCTTAACTCCTGAACCTCTATCTGTTATTATTAGTTCACCATAATCTGTATCACCTTCATAGACTGCAAAGGTTGCTTGACCTTGTGAGGTTCTAGCTGCAGCACTACGTCCACCAAAAGTACTGTAATTATCTCCATTTGCATCAACACTGGCTTTATTAATCTGTAACCAACTATCACCATCTTGGCTAAAATATATATTAGTACCTGAACAAGCAATTACTCCATCTGCATACACATATAAACCAAGTATTGCATTAGAACTATTAGGTCTAGTCCCATCTCCAAATTGAGTATAACCATTAATTCTTTTGTAGCCTCCTTTTGTAGAAACTTCAAAGTTTGTTAGCTTTGTCGCCTCTCCCGGAGTACGTAATAATTCAAGCTGACTTGCTATCTTATTTAAGCCTCCTTGACAACTTAGTGCGTATGGTTGTGATGCTGCCATTAAATATGATCCGTTGACATGTATTTAGGTGCTGAATTCATTAAATTAGAACGCATATGTTTAAGTCCTTTTTTATAATCTTCCAAAGCAAAGGCTGCTGCTTGTGGATTATCTTTAAATTGCCAAAAATGATAACGTGCTCGTGATGTCAATACTGGAACATACATGTCAGGAAAAACTATAGTATCTCCATAAGCACTTAAAGCTGTAGGTAAATCCCAAGCAAAGAACCAAACCCTGTAAACTTTATCAGGTATAGGACTTATTCCAAACTTTCTAGCATCAGGACTTCTAATAACAAACTTAGGTTCTCCCCAGTTCTGTGCATTAGCATCGTCTTCGTTTTCAGATTCTCTTAAATGATCTTTCCATTCTTCAGTTGTAACAAACTTTAAATTTTGACTAGTATAAGGAGCACTTGCTCCACTTACACCTATAGTAGTTAGATAAAAGTTATCCCAATCTACTGAACCATAATCTTCTGTAATACTGGAACTGGAAGCTTTTAATTCATACCATCTTGTTCCTGCTACAGTTTCTACATATACATTACCATAGAACGGATCAGTTGCTCCACTTTCTCCTGTGGCTAAGAAAGCCCACTGTGGTTCTGCCATTACTATCTCATTATAACTTCTACCAATACAATCTTTGGCATAACCTTGTATACCAATAGCATCAGAAAAAGTTGCTGAAGTTAGTACAACTTCATTTGATTCTCGTAGCAATTCATTTGTTAAACTTAAAAATGTTGTTGCCATTTACTTTTCTTCTTTTTTAATTTCTTTTGTTTTTTTAGGTTCTTCTTTAAACCATTTACCAACAATTTTTGTGTTGTAATGGTTAGTTATCCATTTATTATAATCCCACATAATGTATCCTTTATTTTAATAAAAAGAGGAGAAGCCAAAGAGACTCCCCCAAATTTTATATATTATTAACTCGCTTGAGTTGTAGTAATTCCGTCTTGAACTTTAACTTGTCCGTCAAGATACCAATTAGTACCATCAGACCATACATGAACATAATCTCCATGTACTGCCTTATTGGCTACTAATGTAATAGTATCTGCATCTGTAACTGTAGCTACGCTTCCTGCTGCATCTTCTGGAGAAGATACGTTACCTACAATAATATTAGCACTAGATGCTGTTACTATTGTATGAGAAGTTGTAGGTTCAGTTGCTCCGACATAAAACCAATACTCTAATCCTGCTGCAGGAGAAGGTAGGGTTTGTATTCTAGCTGTTGCAGTATTCATAACAAAACGAGTGCCTGATTCGGCTGCTGTAATTGTATTAGCTGCAGTTATTGCTTCTGTGTCTGAGGGTTTCTGAACTTTAGTAGCTAGAGCACGTACATCATTTACTCTTGCTGAATTACGACCAGTATCTCTTATATTTACTGTTGCCATATTGTTTACCTCTAAATTTATAGGTTAAAAAAGAGGAGGAGTCCGGAGACTCCCCCAACTTAAGTGTTAGTCTATTCCGTAGAATGCACCAACTAGAGCTTCATCTCTTAGTACTTTCGCACCAAAAACATGAAGACCTCTCACAATGTCACCAAACGATGTTGGGTCTCTCAACACTTCTGTTGAAAGAATTGTGTTTGCAGTCGCAGTAGATGATATGTGACCTGCCAAACATTTACCGGCAGCATTAGATGTGTCAGCTATGTTGTTTGACTTGTACATGTCAAAACCACGGAGTTTTCCACTAGAAACTAATCCGTTTCTAATAGAGCCTTGTCCTGCGTTATAGTCTACTGATAACAGTTTAGAACTAGAGCTTCCTAGAACTTCGTAGAAGTCAGGACCTGCAACGAACCATCTACCTTCTTCAGGTACATTTTGGTCGTCTAATAGTCTTGCCATTCTACCCATAAGGTCTAGAGGGTCATGTTCACTAGAATCAAAACCTATGTCTAGGTTACCTGTTCCATCAAAAGTTCCGGCAGCTAAATCAGTAGCTGAGTCAGAACCTAACACGTGGTTAGGTGATGAAGCAGATAGACCAGAAAACATAGTTACAAGTACAGCAGCATCGTAAGCATCTTTCAATGCGTATGCAGCAGAACTTGAAGCAACTTCTTTAAAGTTGACATGTGACATATTTGTTTCAATATCATCTACGATGAATTTAAACGCATTAGCACTATCAACAACTAAAGATGTTTCTGCATCTGTCAGTCTAGTTTCTGTAGTGTCACTATTTCTAGTGTACGCTGATACAGAAATTGTAGGTTCTTTGATAATCTTTACTGAGTCTCCGAAAGCAGATATTTCACCTGAATAATCGGTGTTTGTAATAGATTCTATAACAGACGATTTTCTAAAAAAGTTTAAAACCTTTTTTGAATAAACCGAAGGTAAAAAGAAACTATTAGTTTGTCCACTTACGGAGTTAGCAAAGTTAGCATCAGTATCCGTTCCGGGTTCAAAATATTGAGCCATGGGATATTCTCCTTTAAGTTATAGTTTATTTATTAAACTATATAGTTTATTTAATGATTCTGCCCTCTTGCATAGCATCGCTGATTTCACTTTCGTATTTATCAAACTCTGCAACGCTCATGGCAGCAATCTCTCTTTCAGACCACACTCTTTGTTGATTTGGTTCTACACTAGTTGTTTTAGTGGAAATCATATCAGCAGCAGATTGTTTGGTCTGTTTAGAATTTGACTTAGTTTGTGTAGCTCCTTGAACCTCTAATCCAATATCCTTTTTAAATAAATCTAAAGCTCTACTAGCTAAGAGTGCATCATCTGGGTTATTAAAAATCCAATCTTTAATAGACTCTGGTTGCAACTTAGCCCATTCTTGAAAATCATCACTGTTTCTAATTTCATCAAAATCAGGATGTTTCTCTCGAAGGTCCTTTTCAGCATCTTTGCGAATAATTTCATTTTCTCTATCTTGTAGAGCACTAAGTCTCTCTTCTAGAACTTTTGTCTTTGATTCACTTTGCAAATGAGCAACAGTTTCAACAACTGCCATTACATCTGGATACTCTTTTTCAAACTCTTCTAGTTCTTCTGCAGATTTTGGAGCTTTATAGTCTGGTCTGTTTTTAGCAGCTTCGTCTAAAAGTTCTTGTTCTCTAGCTTTAAACTCATCAAGTCTTGAATCGTAGTGCGTTTTTAAATCATCGTATCGTTTTTTATAGTTGGGTTGCTTATAAGGTTTATCCTTAGTCGCTTCTACTTCTTGTTTTTCTGCTTCAATGGCATCACTTTCGTCATGTTCAGTTGTAGCATTATTATCAAAAAATAAACTATCTGACGATACAAAAGGTTTATCTTTTACATTATGCCAATCTTTTTTTGCATTATAAGGGTTGGCTTTCTGTGGTTCTTGGTTCTTGGTTATAACTTCTTCAGTCATTTTCTTACCTCCTAATCAGGGCTTCGTTTAACAAGGTCGCTACGTTGTGCACTGTAGGGCTTGTCTTGTAAAGGTCGCCTTTCGGTTGTTATATATGATATAGTGCCTACAAAAAATTATAGGGTGGCTTTATCTCTTTTAGCCACTAGTGGGGCGATAATATTGTCGAGGACTTGCTTGTAACATACTTTTATGTAGTTCTTCTTCAGTTGCACGAATAGGTAGTACAGAAGGAATATTCCCTCCTACCTTTGCCGCGCCCTGCATAGCTTCTCCAATAAGCGGTTGTTGCTCGTTCTCGTTAATTTCGCCACCATAAGCGACACTTTGTCTTTCATCTGCAGCAGCTTCAGCATCTTTCATCATAGACATTAAATTGTCTGATCCAATTTCTTCTGTTGCTTTTGCAGTTATGACAAATTCACCGTCCGATAACCTTGCAGGTATCGAATCGGACATCTCTGATCCCGGTCCTTCAATAGGACCAGAACCTGAAAATTCTGTTGCACTCTCGACTACTTGATCGAATATTTCACTTAGTCTGTCGTCTTTCTCAAGAGTGTCTATTAAATAATTTCTATCTTCATTAGACAATGTTTCTTCTATTACATAGTCTACATAATCTTCTTCCATCTCTTCGTCTGGAAGCATTTGTTCATATTCTTCGTGGGTTGTACCGGGCATTACAGT